TTCCGATCTATCTGAGTCTACTAGACGTACTTGCTTTCTTCTTTCTTTTTCAAAGACACGCCCCCAACCTAGCTCCACCCTCTTTCCCTACACCACGCTCTTCCGACTACTACTCCCATTAAATCTTGCTCCATAGTTTATTTGACCATCTACTCCGAAGTCAACGTCAGTAGGGCTGCCATCAAACAGTCCACCTGCATCACTTGCATCATAATCCAAAGAATATAATGCTACTCCTGACCCATCACTTAATGGGTTGGTATTGGATGCGGTAGAAGTTGACTCATTGTATAAGGTGCTAACTTCTTCAGATGTGATTTGTCTGTCAAAGATTCTTACTTGGTCTAATGTATTTGCATAATAGTATGGCCCACCAGCATCTTCTAAAGTAGATATATTAAGTTTTGTAGCACTTATGTTATAAGTTTTAGTAGTGTTTATAATTGGTGTAGTATTTCCATTTAGATATACTTTAATATTCCCACCACCCAACACAAAAACTAAATGATTCCATCCTGACTGTGTCCTTGATGTAGTACTTGCTGTATGGTTAAAGCTGTTTCCTATCCTTGCATACATACCAATATTACTTCCTATTGAACCAAAAGCCACGTGATTTTGTGAATCTTTATAAAATTGTAATCCTAATGAAATTTCGTCTTTAAACCAGTAAGAAACACTTACAGTTGATAAATTTATATTATAACTACTTGCTACTATCTTACTACTACTCCCATTAAACACCGCAGCTTGACCAAAGTTGCCTGTGGAATAGGTTACATTTGTTGCAGTACCATTATAGTTTGTTGTGGTGTCAGGTACATTGTTTGTAACACCTCCATCACCATCAAGCTGGTATAAAGCTATGTTGCTGCTAAATGCATTTTCAACTCCAAATGCCTGTACCGAATCAGTACTACAAGCCGATGTTGCTGCACCTGTATTAATTAATCTTTTGCCTAAAGCCATATTATTCTATTTCGTCAGATGGGAAAAACTGTACGTTGTATTGCAATGCAGTCTTGTAAGACTTCTTAGCGTTTACCTCTGCTTCCAACCTATCGGCTTCTGCCAAGATACCTGCTCTTTCTGTTGCAACGTCTGTATCAATATCTATATCCCTTTCTGCTTTTCTTATAACTTGCCAATCAGTAGGCTCTAACATTTTACCTGCCTTAGACTTAATCTCTGAGATTTTACTTGCTTTGATGTCGGCTATCTTATATCTCTTTTCTGTTTCTCCTGTTGGTTCGCCATCTTCTCCGATAATAGCTACATCTTGATTAAAATCAATATTACTAACGTCATACGTTACTATTTCATTATCTGCATCAAAGTATAAGCCACCTTTTGTTTGCGTCTGTGGGTCAAAACTTGGCTTTACAACATCGTAGAACCCTGATGACTTTAATGTTTCTTCATCAGCACTCCTGAAGTTTAGAATTACACTACCATCTTTATTGGTAAATTGAGAAGGTAAACTTCTATATACTTGTACTTGTCCGTTTTTAACTCTTGCTTTCATAATTAAGGGGTTGTGTCTGCTACAAAGGTGTTAATAGAATAATTTACAATTGCTGCTGAATCTGTGTCATCAACACAAACAACCTGAATTAGGTTAGTAGCAGAGGTATCTAAGTCTGAACTACCTACTTTATTTATTGTAGCACTTGTAAAATTTGTTGCTAGTGTTATAACAGCACTAGTTAGAGTCCCAGATAAAACTATATCAATCACCTGACCAAGTTTCATATTTTGAATTGTTAAGGTTGCAGTAGCTATATTTCCTGTAAGTAGAAAAGTTGTTGCTGCAGATGCGTCTAAGTTTTGACTGCCTGTTGCTGTGCTTGTGGCTTTTGCAGTATATCGGTTTTCAAGTTTTGCGTGTGTTACACCGTTATCATTTAAAGATATGGTAACTGCTCCTGTAGCTTGATCCCTTGCTATTGGAGCGGTTGCGGTTATACTACCCACATCACCAGCATCATCTGAATACAGTTCTGTAAAGTTATCATTTACTTTATCAAAGGCACTACGTAATTGATCGCCTGTTCCATCATTAGCGGTAGTACCTATATTAATTGTTTGCTTTGCCATCTTTTAAAAATTAGTATTGTGTTGCATCTGCTCTATATTGTGTTGTGTCTGCTGTTTCTTTTGTTGTGTCTACTGTGAAATAACTACCATCAGCATCAAATGGATAAACACCACCCCAACCATTTGTAGCATTTACTTCACCAAACCAACTTATACTATATATTATTCCAAACATTCTGGTTGACTATCTATTTGAATTGAACCTAAATTAAACGAATCACCAAAATAGGATACACAATATATTTCACCCCAATTTATAGTATTCGCCATATTATATCAATAACTTTTTTGTGTTTTTGTTATATGTATTTTATTAAGGTATTTTTTTAACCTTTCAATATTATAACTTTTTGGTTTATATGTTCTTTTTATAATACCCATCCTTCAAATGATGCGTCCTTATCAGGGTAAACATCGTCATTATTGTTAGTATAATATTTTGGAAATTTACTTGAGGCATTAAAAGACATATATTCAATAAACCTCTCAGTATAGTATTGGGCAATATTTCGTTCTTTTTCTATTAAAAAATCTATTTCGTTTTTATCTACGTTTTGTGCGTTTTCACTACTGTGTTTAAATACACCCTTATTAGCGATTGTATAAGCTGCAAAGGGTAAATATTCAACCATTGCCCAATGTATCAGCATAGGCTTTATATAGGTCGTTACAAGTGCTAAATTATCCCCAGCTAAACTACTGCCTTCTATGTGTCCTTGTAAATCTTCAAATAAGTCAGTACCTAAATAGTTTTGTATGTGTATGTCCTGTGCGATTTTAATAAATTGTATAAATTTATCTGTATCTACATTACCATTTACAGCAGTAAACTTTACTAAATCTTTTCGTGTTATGAATAATCCCTCTGCCATATCTTATTTATTTACAAAGCCTTTATTGGGCATATCTACAGGTCGTTTTGCAACCTTCTTGTCGTTTGTTTCTGGTTTAAAACCATCTTTTTTAGCTTGGTTTACACTTACCTCAGCATTAGGGTTGCCCACATCAGGCTTAATATCTTCTGATTTTGCTTTATATGTTTTACGCATCCAAAAATGATGACAAGCACCTCCTCCTTTGTAGAGCCAAATGTCATAGGTAGCAGCACCGTTTAAGCCCCATCCAGCATTTACTGCTAATTGGCTCATTTGCATTATATCTTCTTTGCGGTATATCTTTTTATTTGCTACCATTTTTTTACAAAACTCCCTGCTGTTAGCTTGTGTTTTTAATGGTGCATATTGATACCGTACCCTAAACTGTATGCCTTGTTTATTTTCACCATCTTGCTCACTTCCTGCATTTGGCCTTGCACTACCTGTACTTGCTAAACCTATCATTTTGTCTAACGCTTCTTCTTGGTCATAATCTACCTCACGTTCATCTACTAATTCCCACTCGTCAAGGTTTTCATCTTCGCCAAACTCATCTAATAACTCAAACATCTTGTCATCGTCAAATGTAGGCTCTTCCTTAGCCATTTTAATGCCTGTTTCTTCCTCCCTTGCTTCGTCTGTGATGGCATTGTCAGTTTCTATAAATTCAAGCGGCTGTAGTGTCTTAAAATACAATTTAAGGCTAATACCATTTACCGCAAGTATATCATCAATAGCATCAATTATTAAATTTTGGTAAGGTTTAATAGTTACGTTGTTAAATAACAAAGAAGCTGTACGTATTTCGTCAGCATTGTTGCCTAAACCGTTGTTACCATCTCTAATACCTAAAAGTAAGGGTGATGTAATCCTGTGTGCTACCATTAACTTACCTGTACACTCGTTAGATAAATATTCATAGTGTTGTGGTGCATCTGTTAAAGGTATATCGTCTATAGATGTTTTGCTTTCTGCATTGTTGTTAAATGCTATAATTACTTTTTCACCTCTTGCTCCTGTCAGCTTGTTCATTACATCAGACTTAATCTGAAGTTGTTTGTCCCTGTCAGGTACGCCATTATTAAAGTTGACTACCTTGGTTCCGCTGAAACCATTTTGTACATCGTTAATAAGGTAATCGCTTATTTCACATTCAAGGTCAGCGTAAGCTAATCCACCCTGATAATCTACAGGGCAATAGTAGTCATATCCAGAAACATACTTTTTAACCATTTTAATTTCTGGTTCTTTACCGTTGCCAAATCCAAAAGCTGCAATACGTTTAGGCTTGTCGTTTGGTTTAAGTTTTGACCAATCATAAAAATAATAATACCCTTCTATATCACCATCTTCGTTACATTTTTCTGCACGTAGTGTTTGACGTGGAAAATGCTCTGCACGTTTTACCTCACCATCCTGATACAATACTTGAAAACTTGCTTCTCCTAATAGTTTTAAATCAAGTGCTATTTTTTGTAAACACTTGTCGTGAAATATAGACCTTAATGAAGCGTATTCATTTGTTTTTGTACTGCTGTCTAACGCATCTAAACCTTTTCCGTAAATCATTTGACTTACTCCGTTAATAATTGCGTTGTTTGTTGTTGAATCAGTAAACAAGCCTATTAGATAAGAGTAATAATCGTTATCTTCTCCATAATTTACCCAATCACGTTTTTTATCTTCTGTGATTTTAGGCTTATTATAGGATGATAAATTTATTATGTGTAAATTTTCCATTAAGCAAATATAAATTCGTTTGTTGTATCGTTAGGTGTGTACTGACTATTGTTTACTGTGTAATCTGCTACTGTTTGATTTGTACAGAATATTTTGTCTTTAAAAACCACATCAGCACCTGTTTTAATTGTAAGCATATAAAAGTTATCTACCTTTAAACCAAAAGCTGCGTTGTATCTATTGTAGTACAATACTTGTGATATGGCTGTTGTGTTTTGATTGTAAACCGTTGTGTTGGTTTGTTCGTTTACTATTGNNATTTATAAAGCAAAAAAAAGGGTAACATTTCTGCTACCCCTTCAAAACCAAAATTAAAACAGATTAAGAATTTGTTCCTTCAGTAATTGTAATAGTACCTGATAAACCAGCGTAATCTACTACACTAAATGGGAAGTCTATATCTTTAGTATCTGAGTCCATAAAGTTAGCAGGTGCAGTTTCCTGTGCATTTAGCGTTAGTGTATATCCGCTTAAATCGCCCATTGCAGCCCCTGTTACGATACTACCGCCATTTACGTCCGCTCCGTGTTCCGTACCCATCATAAATACATTACCATTATAATCCTCAACAGCTACGTGAGGTCTTCCATAGGCAAGAAGTTTTAACTCTTTGTTATCTTCTTTGGTAAGTTTTTTAAGCGTTAGGTTTAGTGTTTGGTCAAAAAATGTTGTACCGTTTTCTCGTGAGGCGTTAATAGTTTGCTCAAAACTACTATTGCCCTTTAATTCGTATTTAAACGCTGTAAGGTTGTTAGATGAATCTCCTGTTAAGTTTGTTATTTCGTCATTAGTTAGCGTTACCGTTCCTAATTTACCAAACGCAACAAAATAAACATTTTTCAGACCACCTACTACATCTTTACAAGGTTCTTTACGCCCAAGTGTTAAATCGCAAGCCATAAGTTATAGTATTAAAAAAGGGTAGGTAGGCACATTGGCTCACCCACCCTTTGTGTTAGTTTATTTATTTATTAAGAGTAAAGTACAATGTCAGAACCGATGGCGTGTTGAATACCAGCAGTAAATCTCATTACAACTCTTACATTTTGACTACCGTCAATGTCAGCCATATC